CGGCCATATTGTTTCCCTGCGCTTTTTCAGAGCTTTCCGACTGTTGCTTCCACCATCCCTGCCTGTTGTTGGGGTATGGAATAAGTTCTCTCCGTTTGGCAACAATCCAAATTCTTTCTCTGTGATGTTTAGCTCCAATGTCTGAAGCTCCAATGACTCCCCACGCAGCATCAAACCCAATCTCGGCCAACTGTCCAAGAACTGTTCCGAGTCCTCTATGAACGAGCATTGGCGAGTTTTCCACATAGACGAATCTTGGTCGTATCTCGCAAATGATACGAGCCATTTCTTTCCACATTCCTGATCGCTCACCATCAATTCCTGCTCCTTTTCCTGCAGCGCTGATGTCTTGGCATGGAAATCCGCCTGATACGACATCAACAATTCCTCTCCAAGGCTTTCCATCAAAGGTTTGAACATCATCCCAAATTGGGAAAGGCGGAAGAAGTCCGTCATTTTGCCTGGCGCACAATACGCTTGCTGGGTATGCTTCCCATTCAACGGCACAAACTGTTCGCCATCCGAGCAAATGTCCCCCAAGTATTCCGCCACCAGCGCCTGCGAAAAGAGCCAACTCATTCAAAACCTAGCCTCCTCAAAATTAAATATTTGTTTTTTTACTTTCTTAGCCACAATCTTCCAATCAGGTCTTAATGAAACAAGGTATTGAGCTTCAGTTTTACTTTTTACCTGGCGAATTAGACCAACTTCGTCATAAATGTAATAAATCATGCAACTTTCCTTTTCTTGTCCCTTTGGTCAAGAATGAACTTTTTCATCTCAAAATAGCTGTTAAAACGAGCTTGGCGAGGATCTCCGCCACATTCAACACGATATGCCTCCTCTATCTGTTGCTCTGTTCCTAGAGGCAATTCTGTGGCTTTCTGAGCTGCTTGAGCAATCCAAGTAGCATCAAATGACCGCCAACCCTTAAAAATGATTGTTTCCAATACCTGATCCAATGGCATTTTGGCTAATTCAGCCTCTTTTACTAATCTTGCAAGAACTCTGTCTGTAACTGGAGCTTTAAGCCTTTTCCTGTAAACCAAAAAATCATTCCATAAATCATCAGACACCCCTTCAGGGGTTACGACTTTAGGAGTAGTTTTATTATGGTTCTTGGTTAATGGTTCTTGGTTCTTGGTTTGCATTGGGGAGTGATTAGGGGGGGTATTGGGGAGGCTATCGCTACCCTTATGCCACCTTAATGCTGCGCCTTTGCGACCCCCATCTTTCATAGCTTTGTATTTGGCTATTTCCACATCAGCTCTCTTATTGTGCCAAGCACCATTCTCTTGAACAAAGAACTCATGCAACAAACTGCCAACTATTTCAAAGCTAGACCTTACCTTACGAGCCAACTTTGCCGTATCTCTAAAGGGTTCTTCGGTTTGATAATAAAGGTCAATCATGCGCCTATAAGCCAAATCTTCCTCATCGGTTAAATGAGAGGTATGGCTTAAATAATCCCCAATATGAAATGGGTAAAAATTCATTGTTAGTCCTTTTTAATAAGATCAGGTCTAAGCATTTCTTTTGTTAAACGACCTTCTGAAAGGTCAATAAGGGTTTTGATATGCTTCAAGGGTATGCGACCCCTGGCAACCCATTGATAAATAGCGGATTCTCTTACCCCTAACTTGCTTGCAATGCTGGCTAAAGAGCCAAATTCCATCTGTAATTCTTTAAATTGATTCATTGTTCCTCCTAATTTGTCGCAATCTTAGCATAATTTTGTAAAAAGGAACAATTATTCATATTAGGGATAGTCCTAATATAAATATTGCACACAAACCCACTTTTCATGTATAGTTCACCCATGCAGTAAATTTTATTAACAAGTGATGAAGGGAAAGTAAAAATGTTATTTCCAAAAGAAACAGCTTTAAAAATGGGCTTTCAAACATACGAACAAGCTCTAGAATGGGCTTGCAAAAAACACGCATTTGGCGGATGTTTTGAAGAAGAAGTCGTATTGGACAACAACGGCAAAAGAATTTATGTTGCTTATTGGTTGCCAAAAAACCACCCACAATTAAATAATTTTGCTTGGTAAGGAATAAGTGATGAAAGGGAAAGATATGAAACAACCAACCAATCTAGAGGTATTCGCCTCAATGCTCCTAGGAGCTTTTATCGGCATTACATTAGCTCTTGTCTATGTTTACAGAACAGGAGGCTTCTAATGATTAACAATGACCGCTATTACGAGCCTGAAGATGACGATTCAGATTTATTAGATGAGCGCATTGCCGACCTAATGAAGTCTGATTACGACCCTACCGATTACAACAACTTTGCTGAATGTATCTCAGAAGCTAAAGAAGCTGACCGATTAATCATTGAAGAAATGCTCAAAAAGCATATTACTGAAAGAGATTACGAGGCTCTTGGCAAGAAATTGTTTTACATGGCTTATGAGCGCATGGAATTGTTTGCAGAAGAACACGCTCAAGAAGATTTAAGCGCTGGCTATTTACACGACTAAAGGAAAAAGTGATGAACTATAACGAATTACGCAAAATCAATGTTAATGAATTTACAGAGCGCAAAGGTAACTTAACCTACCTTTCTTGGACTTATGCTGTGGACATCTTGCTCCAGCATGATCCGATGGCTACTTGGGAATGGGGAGATATTGTCTATTTCAACGAAAGCGCAATGGTTTCATGCTCAGTTACAGCTCTTGGCAAAACTATGAAGATGCAGTTGCCAGTAATGGACAACCGCAATCAGGCAGTTAAGCATCCTGATGCAAGAAAGGTAAGCGACTCTCAGATGCGTTGCCTTGCCAAGTGTATTGCTTGCTTTGGAATCGGCTTATACATCTATGCTGGCTCTGACTTGCCTTCTGATGCCATAGATGAAGAACCAGTAGATTTGACAAAAGAAGTTAATTTTTGGCTAGAGCAAATCAATCTTTGTAAAGATATAGGAGAGTTAAAAGATGCTTACAGTAAAGCCTATGGAGTCGTTTCAAAAGACAAAGCAGCAGTCGCTAAGATTGCCTCCGCCAAAGATGCCAAAAAAGCAGAATTGGGAGCATAAGGCTTTGTTTGATGAAATGTTACGCAAAGCAAAGGAGGCTCTGAAATGAGCCTTTTAATAGCCTTTTTAGCATTAACTGGAGCTGTTGTTTGGCTAGTATTAATCGCAATGCTTATTTATATTTGGATGGAATAATGACCACATTTACTACAGAAGATCGAGTTGCAGTTCAACAGGGAACTCCTGAATGGCATCAGCTTCGCCTAGGCAAAGTTACCGCCTCTAGAGTAGCCGACATATTGGCAAAGACAAAGACAGGGCCTTCAGCTAGTCGAGGAAACTACCTGATTGAGCTTGCCTTGCAACGAGTTACAAAGACCATAGAGGAATCATATACCAATGCAGCAATGGAATGGGGAACTCAAACTGAACCCCAGGCTAGGGTTGCTTATGAGGTTTCTACAGGGAACTTTGTGGATCAGGTTGCATTTATTGACCATCCATCTATTGCTGGCTTTGGATGCTCTCCTGATGGGCTTGTTGGAGATGATGGGCTTATTGAGATTAAATGCCCTAATTCAGCAACTCATTGGAGCTACATCAAAGCCAATGAGCCACCAACCAAATACTTTATTCAGATGCAGGCTCAGATGGCTGTAACAGGCGCTAAATGGTGCGATTTCGTATCGTTTGACCCTAGGATGCCTGAGAGAAGCCAGTTGTTGATTGTGAAAGTTCCTAGAGATTCTGAGTTCATTTTCAACATGGAAGAAGAAATCAAACAGTTTTTAAGTGAAGTAGAAGCAGAAGTTAATTTAATGGAGAAGCGAAATGGCAGTTAAATATTTTATTAAAGCAGCAGTATCAGAGTTCAAAGGCGATGATGGCAGTATGAAAAAACGCTATCAAACCATTGGCATTGTGATGGAAACTAAGCATGGACTAATGTTAAAGATTGAGTCTTTGCCTATGTTTGCCATGAAAGAAGGTTCTATTCTTGCTTACTTAAATGAGCCTGAAGAAAAAGGAGCTACATCAGCTCCAACAAAAGCAGTAGATTTATCTGATCTTGAGTCTGACATTCCATTTTAAGGAGAATTACCATGTTCAAAAGAACACTTGTGGCAGTAGCAGCATTTTTCGCAGTAGGTTTCGCAGTAGCTCAACACGCTAATTGCTGGCAGCAGTATGTTTGTGGCCCAGCAGGATGCCAATGGATCACTATTTGCCGATAGGAGGCTTCATGGAACATCACATTTGGACTGTTTCAGGAACTGATATTACGCTGAGATGGAGGCTTACTGGATGTT